ATTGACGATGGTGTTTCGACGCATCTCATCTTCTTCTGCAAAGTTGGTTGGCTTACCGTCGAGAGCAAATAGCTCCTTGAAGTGTACGATAAAATACCTACGCTGCTTATGAAGAATGTGGCATGATTGATAAAGAGTTTGATCCTTACGAGAAGCAACACCAATGCGAGTGAGGGTTTCCTTGATCTTCAGGAAATCCTCAGGGTTCTTCAGTCTTACTTCTACCATTTCTGCTATATCTATCATCAGCTCCACCCTTCTTAGTCCTATCATGGATTACGGCGAGCTGGTTGGCAGTTAGGACAGTAAGATAGTCCTTAGCTCGATTGTAATTGCACTCATAGTATTCCATGACGGCTTTAATATCGTTGTCATCAGAAGGCTTTGGCCACTTGCTTGATTTGCGGCGTCTAGACCTCACTGTATTTATGAGATAGTCATGTTGTAACAGGTTATCTAGATGCCCACGCTGGTTCATCTCGTTAGCATAGAGTACCGTATCGATATGAAAGGACAAAGCCTTGTTCACCAGAAAGGGAACATAGGTCTTGTCCGCTACATCATTAGTCTCGCCTCTGAAGTAATCGTGCTTGGACTCAGCAACGGCTTTGACGATATCAAAGACGCCGAGCTTTGCATCTTCGCTCATTTCCACTCACAATCCATCATGATCTGCGTCAGGCAGGCTGCAAGATTGATTTCAGGATTCACAACAAAGGCAGACTTGTATTGGTAATCAGCTAGAATCAAAACCAGATTAGGAATGCTGCCCGGCTTCATGTAGTCATACGCACTATCATAAAGCTGACGATAGACAGTATTCTGATCAAGCGTAGCGTTCTGCCCAACCCACTGACGCATCGAAGTGAAGTCCTTTTCTCGCAGCATCTTCACCAGAGCCTGAAGGTCGGTATCGGTGATGTTAGCGAGAACACCAGCGTCAATCGTACCCTTAGTAGAGTACCGCTGAAGCTCGTTAAGAACCCTGCGCCAGTCAGGGAAATACTTCTTGATAACCTCTGCAACGATCTTCTTATCGAATTCGATATTCTCTGTCGTCAGAATGTTGCAGGCGCGCGACATAAACTGCGCTGCAATGACGGGCTTATCCTTACCGCCGATCTTGAAATCGATAGTCGAGCATCTGGAGTGCAGAGGCGCGATGATCTTATTCTTGAAATTGCATGTCAGAATAAAGCCGCAGTTGTGCGAATACTGCTCCATAAAATTTCGAAGAGCAGGCTGAGTGTGATGAGACAGATAATCAGCCTCATCGAGGATCACATACTTGCGCCCACCCCAGAGCGAGACTGTCGATGCATACCCAAGAATGCGAGTCCGAAGGGTATCAATGTTACCGTCCATCGAGCCGTTGATAATGATATAGTCGGCACCGATTTCTTGAAACATTGCTTTGGCTACGGTAGTCTTACCGATGCCAGCCGGACCAGAGAGAAGAAGGTTCGGCACAGTCTTGTCGTCTACAAACTTCTGAAATGTAGCCTTCAATTCGTCAGGAAGGATACACTCAGAAATAGTCTGAGGTCGATACTTCTCGACCCAAAGAAATTCACTGTCGGTCATCTCCATGTTCATCCTCATCATCATCATTTAATGTATCGGTGGCAAGACTATCGGCGATGTTATAAAATATCATCGCCGCTTGATCAGTACCTAAACTTTTCACATAACCCTTGGTAACCACTGCTGCCAGGGCCGCAAGTACTTCAAGCTCGTGACCTTGATTATGGGCTGACTCCACTAGTTTGTGGAGCCAGATCATAAGAGTGGTTGTAGAAACCTCGTTCACTTCTTCGGAGTCGAACACGCGACCCAGTATTCAATGTCACCAGACTTGGACTTGAAGTGAGCCATACCATTAGTCACACTCACATCATAGTCGCGCGGCAGAAGCTTGAGGTTTTCAATTGCAAACACTGCCTTGTAGTCATTCGAAGCATCACCGACCTCATATTCAGTATTGTCGGAGATGTCCTCGAGGACATTGGTGCCAGAGAGATACGACTTACCGTTCTTGCCATAGAGAAGAACGTTCGGCAGCCCAAGCCCGGCAGTCAGCTTTAGCACCCAATTGAGAGCTTCATTGCTGATGGTGAACGTGGCATCAACACTCGGAAGCTTCGGGTCCTTTACAGGCGGGTGCGTGACAGTTGCGATACCGCCGTGAAGGACCCGCGTGGCTGCACGCGAATTGCTTACGACAGTATGCTTATCCGTAAATTCAAGATTCGGACTGTCATAGGCCGTAAGCACCATGATAAACTTTGTCAGGTCATTGATCGCACATTCGATCGGGAATGTCTCTTTGACGTTAGCCGAAGCCAAGATGGTGCTCTTGGAATGGATCGTTCGAAGATTATTACCCGGGCGAATGAGAAGCGATGGGTTGATGGCTGCAAAGTTCTTCAGGATTTCGATAGTTTCATTTGAAAGTTGCATGATATACTCCACTGTTTAGAACATGACGATTATACACTAATGCTTTGAAGGTATCAACCCTTAAAAGCATTAGCGAGCTTCTTAGCCTTACCAAGAGCTTCAACATCGGCAGTGGCAGATGCACCGATCTGTGCAAGATCGATAAGGCTACCACCGAACGTGTAGGTGCCAGTGTGATTCAGACGCATCCACGGGCAGAGCCAAGTCTTCAGTCCAGCACGTGCTGCATACTGACAGAACATGTAGTCCTCAGAGAGATACCGCTTGGTAGCGGGGTCGATCACCGTATCAAAGAACGCCATAATCTCGCGGCTGCCGTCAAAGTGTTCGGTGCGAACATGATCGGGGCGATACATCAGTTCCGGGTAAGCAGCCTGATACTTGACAAGCGTCTCTCTCGGAATCATCATGAAGCCAGTGCCACCCTCAAGAACTTCCACAGGCTCATCTAGACGGATCGAAGTCGTTTGCTGCGTCGGGTTGAACACATAGTCGCCAACATAGGCTTCAAGCATGTTCGCGTCCTTATCAGCGAACCCCTTATCAACGGCACGCTTGATCTTCTCCCATGAGATACACTTCTTGGGGTATGGTGCGCAAACGATATCTTTACCAGGTTGATTGGCGATCACTGACAGTGCGATTACATCACTCGCATCAAATCCAATGTCGGAGTCAATGAACATAAGATGCGAATAACCGCTACGCAGGAAGTCATCGACAAGATAGTTACGCGCGCGAGTAATCAGGCTTTCATTGAAAAGATAGTAAAACTCAATGTTCATTCCGTACTCAGCACCGAGGCGCGCAAGATCGGACGTACCCTTTGCAAACTGCCCAGTGCATTGTCCACCATACATTGGCGTGGCAACAAAAATCTTATTCTTACGCAGGTCTTCAATGGAGACATTAATTTCGATAGCCATGGTACCCCTTTCATACCAAACATATAGAAATATGTAGGGCGTAAAAATACAAATAGGGCCGAAGCCGGAGCTTCGACCCTACGTAGCCACTAAAGTTATTAGACCGAAGCAAGGGCCCGATAGCCTGCAGCGATAACCTCGCGCCGCGGCGCACCGAGGCGATACATCGTCACCTCGTGGTTGTTACCCAGCGTCTTGCGGTTAGCATAGACGGCGTAACCCTTGAAGCGCAGGTCAGACGCCGTGGCGCTCAGGTTCTGAATACCGAAGCGGCTACGAGCCTGACCCTCGGTGATGTCACGACCGGACATCAGGTAGTTAAGCAGTCGTTCAGTCTTGGTAGTCTTAGCCATTGTATATAAACCTTTCATGTTGGTTGTGTTGTATAAAATGCCCCATTAGAACGGGATTTCATCACCCATCGGTTCGGCAGGGGCCTCTGGAGCAGTCGGCTCCGGAGTCTTGGGCAGGGTCGGGTCGACCTTGCGATACAGATCGAGGAAGGACTTCTTAGTCTCCTCGTCAAAGCGATTGATGCACATTTCGATAGCCTTGGTGCGATCTTCAAAGAGCTTGTAGGCCTTGATAATGTGCGTCAGACGGCGCGTGGAGATAACTTCATCGGCAGCACCCTCAGCAAAGGTGCGACGAATAACGTCAGCCCAGGCCACAAGATGTTCGATAAAACCATCATGCTCAGCCGTGCGATTCTCAAACTGAGCCTGAAGAATCTTAGTCTCAATCTTGGTATTCGGGTATTCTTGTTCGATGGTCACCGGGAAACGCTCAAGGAGCGCATCGTCAAGCATCGATGCTGCGACATAGCGACCGTCGTCAGAGCCACGACCCTTCGTGTTAGCAGTCACAAAGATGTTGAAGCCTTCGGCGGGATAGATGACCTCGCCAGTCTTCTTGACAAAGTAGGGCTTACCTTCAAGAATACCCTGAAGGCACATAACCTTGGTCGGGTCAGCGCGGTCAGCCTCGTCAAGCAGCATGATCGCACCCATCTCCATTGCGCGAAGCACAGGACCCTTGAGGAACTTGGTCTCACCCTCAATCAGACGGAAGCCACCGATCAGGTCATCTTCATCAGTCTCGCGCGACATCTGAATGCGGATCATCTGACGCTTCTGGCGCGCGCAAGCCTGCTCGACCATGAACGTCTTGCCGTTACCAGACAGACCAGAGATAAAGACCGGGAAGAAAGTGCGGCTAGAAATAATCTTCTCAACGCTCTTGAAGTCGCCAAACGGGACGTAGGTCTTGTCCTTCTCAGGAATCATCACGTAGTCATGTTCGGACATTGCGTTCGGGTCGAACTTCTTGTCCTTACGTTGAGTCATCGGAATAACCTGTGCTGCGTGGGCGATGGACGGGAGCTGATACTTGCCATGGGCAATTGAAGTAAGAGACGAGAAAAAGCTGTGGCGCGGCTTCGCAATACCAAGCTCGTTAGCCAGCTCGATTAGAACCTTCTTAGCCACAACAGCTTGCTCGCCAAAGCGAGTCGCAGCAGTTTGCAGCAGCAGATTACGATTGTCGGTGTTCATCACGTTCTCCATTGTGTATGCGTGCATTATATAAGGTAACTGGGTATCAGTCAATGGCAACTTTGGTCGCCTTGCCGGCAATCATATCGATGAAGCGAACCAGCATGGACCGGCTCATGGTCCGTCGGTTGCTTGCCTTAATGAAAGCCTTGGCAAGTCGATTGGTAGTCACATTACCCTCGATATCGTCCAGGTTCATGTCCTCAACGTCCAAATGCTTGCCGCCCATGATGGCGAAGAATTCTTTCGCGCCAAGAACCTCGGAAAGAACAAGATGCTTCTCCTTACGAAGGCGAACAAGATCATCGGGTCGAAGATTGGTGATTTGATTGATATCGGATGCACTATGAATTAGACGAAACACAGCCACGTTAATATTCTGCTCGGCGCGAAGATTCCGAAGCAGGAATGCCGTTTGCTCATGGTGCTGGTCGATATAAGATTGCCTCATCGTCCGCTTGTCGCGGAGAATCCTGGCACCATGCATACTACCTCGCCCATTCACATTAATACCATCAGACTCACCATCAGTCAGAAAGATAGAATGAACGACATCAAGCTTGCTGTCCTTTCGAAAATCACGAATGATGGCGTGCGAAAGAATGATGGTATCATTCAGAGGCGTCGAACCAAGCGAGAAAAAATTATGAAAGATATCGGTGTAGGAATAGTTACGATCCCAGCTGCTACGGCGAACACCAGTCGTATGACCGTATTCATGCATCAGCTTGGCCATATCGGCATATTCTCTACGCGACATATTGCTGGTAAACAATTCAAGCAGACGAAAATTGCTGCCATGAATTTGAATGGTATTCTCTTCATTGCCGATATGAACATTGCGACCTTCGCGCATCCATTGCTTGCATACACCAGTGGTGAATGCATAGACCTTGTGCGCGATGCCAGTCTTTCGGCAGAATTCAACCAGCGAAAGAAGCTGCTGAATCGTACCATTCATATGGCCTTGCATCGAGCCAGAGAAGTCGATGAACATTACCATACCGTGGTTCTTACCGTTCGGGAGAACCGTAAGCCGCCGAAAGATATCCTCAGAATACTTGTAAGAATGTACCTTGCTCGGGTTGATGATGCCAGTCTTAGCATCTTTGGCGCGAGCATAAGAGTCGGCAGCCTTCTTCATTTCGAATTCCTTGACCATGTAAGACACGACCTTAGAATTGCGCGAAATGAATTCGCGGTACCGTTCAGTCGCACCAGACTGGGTCGACGGCGATGCGGCATTCATCGCACCCACAAGCGATTCAAGAATTTGCTTGTAGGGCACGATAAAGCTTCGATATTCATCACGAACCTCGGGCACATTGACATAACGCACGTCCTTGAGGAGGCGAGAGTCAATATGCTTCTTGGTCAGATTGCTATTCATAGCATCTTGAGTAGTGGAGTCAAGGTCAGTGGTATTCAGCCCAGACTCACCCTTACCACCCTTGGTCTTGCTGTTACCATCACCATCTTCATAATCACCATCAAGGTCGATGTCCATATAATCACCGTCACCGTCGCCTTCAACAAGATCAAAGGCGCCGATGTCGCCTTCAATTGAAGCATGTTCATCACGGCGTTCTTTGGCAAACTGAAGAATTTCACGCGCCAGAGCAACCACATCTTCAAAGGTAGAAGTGGTTTCCATCTTCAGGATAAACTTGCGCTCGTCATCGGCGAACGGAACATCGATGACCTGCCCAGCCTTGAAGTGGACATTCAGTCGGTCGATAAATGAACACTTGTTGATTGGGCGCGCCTTCAGACCAAAGAAATCTTCTTCAACAAGATACTTGGCTGCATGATCATAGTCAGCACGACCGCCAGGGAACTTACCCTTCATCTTGCGGTCAATGCGCGCATCTTCTACAATATTAACATAGGACTTGAGGTACTTGTCCTCGTCCTTGACGACATTCATCCAGCCGCTCTCAGGCGTAAAGAGAGCATGACCAACCTCATGCAGCGAGAGCATATGATAAACAGGCTCGTCCATATTCTTCCACATGGGAAGCGTAAGGAGTCGGCGCTTGAGGTCGAAGGATGCGGTCACCGTCGGCGAATGTTCGACGGTGATGTTTTCGGTGGCAAGGAGCCGGGCGAAACGATCAAGGCCCTTAGTCGCGGAGATAAGAGCCTTGATATTGGGGTCGGTTTGCTGCTTCATACGGTCATTATAGTGTATGCCTGACCGTATGTCAATGGTAAAACTTGGCTAATTAGGTCTCACTTGATGGCAATGAAACCAGTGAATGCGTGATTTTGCCAGAAAGAATCTACCTGCCTAAACCCGGCATCATCTACCATATCAAGCAGTTCTTGGCGCGTATTTGGCTTCATCATATGGCGAAGCGTGCGCTCCTTGTCCATAATGTCTTCCGTGCTAAAGGACTCGCGCTTAAAATCGTAATAGGTAAAGGTACGAATTTCGTGAATACGCGACGAAGATGCTACAGTCTTTTCTGCAAAGATAAATGCACCACCTTCATGCAAACCATCATAGATGCGCGCGATGATATCATGGCGATCACGCTGAGGCATGAATTGAAGCGTAAAGATAGATGTGACGAGAGAGCAGTTAAAATTGAAACTGAAGCTTCGCACATCACAAGTCTTATATGTAAGACGCTTGTTTAGTACTTCATCTCGCATATCTTCTTCAAAGCCAGCATAGAAATCTTCTTCGATTTCGACACCGATGTAGTTGGCGCGTGGGGCAAATGTGTTTTGCTTGATCATCGCCTTTAGCAGCTTACCCGTCGAACACCCAATGTCAACCACGTTGGTATCATCTTCGACAAAGTACTGTGACATAGAAAGCACATCATTCCAAAGATCACCATAGTGGCGAATGGACGCATTGATGTGATTGTCAAAGCCTTCGTTGCGGGTTGCGAATGTAAACTTTGTCATGATGTAATTTCCTTCTTGTAAGGTACCAGAACATTCTGATAGATGTTTGTTGCTAGAGCAGCCATCATCTTTGGCGCAACCATTCGCCCGATGCGCTCGGCTTGCTGATCAAAAGTACCACTCAGCTTGTAGTCGTCAGGCAGACCCATGACACGCTTTAGCTCGGGTACAGTTAGCTTGCGATTTCTTTCAAAGTGAAGCACACCAGAGACGCCGCGCTTCTGCCCAGCCTGCGTCACAGTCGGGCTTGGTAGATGTGGTGCGGGGCGAATCATATTGAACAGAGACGCCTTTGGGTTCACATCACGAAATTCTGGCATTGATGGCTTCGTATGCTTAGCTGGGTTAAGCGGCAGCATCTCGACCCACTTCTTCTGCCAGCAATTTTGCACATAATCCTCAAGCATCTTTTCTTGCTCAGGGTCATTAACAAGATTTTCAAATGCCTCTGAGATTGAGATATGCTCAGGGCGCTGCTTGTTGACCTTGGGGAAAACTGTATCATGCGCGTTGAACATATGAATACCGACCTTGTCTGCAACGTCATGTCGAATGCAAACAAAGAACGTGCGCTCGCGCGACTGAGGTGTGCCAAAGTCTGCTGCACTCAATACTTGATACGTGACAAAATAACCGGGCGAGATTTGCTCAAAAGCATTTCTGAATTCGTTCAGCTTGCCGACAGCTTCGCCCATGGTGATGCCCTTTACGTTTTCGGCAACAATCACCTTGGGCTGAATCTGCCCGGCAATGCGAATGAACTCAAGAAACAGATCCTCGATGTTCTCGACCTTCTTACCATCGCTGTAAGTCTTTTCTTTGTTCCAGCCCTTCTCGCGCTTGCCGGCAACAGAGAACGCAGAACAAGGCGGCGAGCCATCTAGAATATCAAGCTCACCTGGCTTCAGCCCAGCAGCAGCCAGAAGGTCTGCGCCAGTGATACCCTTGATATCACCAGGCACGATCTTGGTGTCGGGGAAATTCATCGAATACGTCTTGATAGCTTCTTCAACGAATTCATTGATGGCGATCACCTTACCACCAGCGAGTCGATAGCCAGTGCTGGAACCACCACCGCCGGCAAAAGTCGAGACAACAGTAAATAGCTCGCGCGCCGAGCTATCTTTCACATCTTGAACTGTATAAGGCTGATACTTCGGCATATTGTTATTCCTGTACATGTCATCGAATATCATATATTACTAATCCGATAATGTCAATGGCTGTAATACTTCACTTTCCCATCCACGAGATGGGGAAATGTCTAATAGAATCAGACTGATATAGATACGGGCTAATCTTTGCGTCTTGAAAACCATCGAGTTACTACCCAACCAACCAAGGAAGATAATAGCGCGCTTATTATCAGTAGAACCATTATGCGACAGCTTGTCGATCATTAGCCTTTCGAACTCTATCCATCTTTAGCTTTCTGCGCTTGGCTTGTTGTAGATGATAGAGATTTGCCCTGTCAGTAAAGAGAACACCATCAAGATGGTCGACTTCATGCTGAGCAACGCGGGCAGTCATGCCCTGAAAATTATGCGTCTCGACATCACCATTTAGATTTGTGTATCTCATGCGAATGGTAGTTGGTCGCTTGATCTTTAGAAAGAGCCCAGGGAATGTAGAACACTGCTCCTCATAAACAGTATGATCATCACCAGTATTAACAATCTTAGGGTTGAATACTGGCATGATGCTATCAGGCTCGTCGGGGTTACCGAATACGAAGACGCGAGACATGATACCCAGCTGAGGCGCAGACAACCCTAGAGTCTTAAGCTCACACATCTTATTTCGCAGAAGCTCATAAAGCGCCATAGGTGGGATTTCTGAATTTTCAAAATCATAATCTTCACTAGCAATTCTAAGCAGTGGGTTATTAGATTTTAGCAAGACCATCATTATATTCCTTCACAAGCTGCTCAATACCATCATCGAGACTTATCTTTTGTTTCCACTGTATATCATTTAGTAGTCTTGTGTCAAGCAGTTTTCTAGGCATACCGTCGGGCTTGGTAATATCAAACTTGTAATTACCCTTCCACCCAACTACATTAGCAACTCTTGCAGCTAGTGCAAATATCTCAATGTCAACACCGCTACCAATATTAATTTCAGGCGCATCAATAGCAGTTGCGGCGACAATTGCATCAGCAGCATCAGCTGTGTGCAAAAATTCTCTGCGCGGCGTACCCGTACCCCAAATCTCAACCTCATCAAGTTGATTGCGCTTTGCATCACAAAACTTCTTGACGAGAGATGCAAGCACATGACCACCTTCACCGAAAGTATCACCTGGGCCATAAAGATTGCACGGCATCATAGACTTATAATCAAAGCCCATTGCGCGTGCCATTCTGACAGCTTCTATAACATGCATCTTAGCCAATGCATACCCAAGATTTGTCGGCTCTAGTGAACCAGACCCAAGCATTTCTTCTCGCATCGGTTGCTGACATTCTCTTGGGTAAACACATGATGAAGAAATGTTATAGAGATGCTTTACACGATGTCTAGTGCATACATCAATTAGATTGATACCCATCTGAGTATTCTTAATCAGAAAGCTAAGAGGGTTCTCCATATTTTTCTTGATACCGCCAACAAGACCGGCACAATGAAAAACCCTATCTGGTTGTTCGTCGATGACAAATTCAATCTGATCAAGTTGTGTCATATCGCAGTAACCACCACCGATGGAAAGCACAGGACCATCTTGCTTTAGTCGCTCGGTAAGAGCGCGACCAAGCATACCAGTTCCACCAAATACGATAGTTTTCATTCGCCTAATACCTCACCGATTACATGGCGTGCGCGTCTAATGTTGTCACCTAGATCACGATGATCATTACCAAAGAAAAACCCGTTCTTGTCAAGATACTCTGCATTAGTTAGATCACCCGATATCTTGTGCGTAATCTTATTAATCACAGGCTGATTCAAAAAATTGCCCGTTACTATTGGGCGCGTCTCAATGTTCTCAGCCTTTAGCGCATCGATAATCTTCTTTCGCTTACCCTCATGCTTCTTCGGTAGTATGACGGCAAAACCAAACCAGCTAGAATGCATACCAGACTTTTCTGTTTGACGACCGAATTGAAGATCAGAAAATTCTTCTTGAAATGTCTCAGCATTGTCTCTGCGATATTCAATAAACTTATTCATCTTCTTAAGCTGCACAGAACCAATAGCACCACTCATCTCCAGAGGGCGCACACAATAACCTTCGGTTACAAACTTAAAACTATCTTCAAATGGATCTCCAGACTTCTTGTAGAGAACATCAGTTCTGAGATCGCGCACCCACCCATGCGCCCTAATTGATCTCATGTAGTCGGCTAGCACGGCATTGTCGGTGACAATCATACCACCTTCCATGGTTTGCAGATGATGGCTAAAGAAGAATGAGAATGTACCACCCAGCCCATAGGTACCAGCATACTTACCGTTTAACGTTGCGCCATAGCTTTCGCAGTTATCTTCAATAAGAATCATCTTATTTGATGTGCAGATATCGCGCAGAATACTCAAGTCGGCAGGCATGCCTAGAAGATTAACAGCAAATATCGCGCGCGTGCGACTGGTTATGGCCTTGCGAACTTTGAATACGTCGATGTTGCAGTTAGAATCAACATCAACAAAGACAGGCACAAGACCCATTTGCGTCAGAGGGAAATACGTGGTGCTCCAGCTAACAGCGGGGACAATAACCTCGTCACCCGGTCTAAGATCAAATGGACCCTGTATTAGTGCAGATACAAGAACAAGGTTTGCAGAGCTACCACTGTTTACCATCACGGCGTGGCTAGAGCCAACCTTCTTTGCAAACTCGTCCTCAAACTGTCGCACGCGCTCACCCATCGTGTAGCGCCCACTAGCCATAACCTTTAGAATGGCTAGCTTCTCACCCCAACCCCAGCTATCGCTTGCGAGAGAATACTTCTTCATTTCATGTCCTCCATAACCATCTCTTGGATAAGTTCTTCAAAAGTCACTTTTGGTACCCACCCAAGCTTATTTTTAGCCTTATACGGCATGCCATGTAAAAAATCAACTTCATTTGGTCTACGATATCTATTGTCCGTTTGAACCAATATCTTACCGGTATTACTGTCGGCACCAAACTCACCACTGCGAGTCTTGTGCCATTCAATCTTGATGCCAACATTCTCAAATGCAGTTTCTACAAGATATCGAACAGTAACAGTTCGACCAGTTGCAATTACATAATCATCAGGCTTTTGCTGTTGAACCATAAGCCACATTGCTTCAACATAGTCTTTAGCATGACCCCAATCACGTTTGGCTTCAAGATTACCTAATACTAGAGGTACATCGCAACCCTTAACAATTCTAGCTACAGCCTTTGTGACCTTGCGAGTCACGAATGTCTCACCCCGACGAGGACTTTCGTGATTGAAAAGAATACCGCAAGAGATATGCATACCATATGATTTACGATAATTGTCGCATAGCCAATGTGCATATAGCTTTGCAGTGCCATATGGGCTACACGGTTGAAATGGTGAATTTTCATCTTGCGGTCCAGGTGTAAACCCATACATCTCTGATGTACTAGCCTGATAGATGTGGCAGTTATCTGCGATACCAGCAGATCGCACAGCCTCAAGAATCTTAAGCATACCAAGCCCGTCAGCCATCATGGTATATTCAGGCATTTCAAAGCTGACCATGACATGCGACTGCGCAGCAAGATTGTAAATCTCATGCGGTCGTACCTTTGCGATAATTGCTGATATCGCAGAGCCATCTGTTACATCACCGTAATGCAACTTGATGTTGTTAAAGATATGATCAATTCTACCAGTGTTGAAAGACGATGACCGCCGAATAATACCGTGAACCTCATAACCCTTGCTGAGTAGTAACTCAGCCAGGTATGAACCATCTTGTCCAGTAATACCAGTTATCAATGCACGCTTCATGCGCATTCAGAAACACTCCCAGCAATACGTGAGAAGTTCTTGTGCTTCTCAAAACGAATGATATCTTTAAACTTGTCCTGCAATACTTCACCCTTATGTGAAATGATGAAAGTATTTGTATTATCAATTGACTGTAGAAGCTTCATGAAATCATCGCAGCCGTTATTGTCAAGTGATGCATCAAACACCTCATCAAGCAGAAGCAGATTGGTGCTTGCACTATTCTTCATCTTTGCAATAGCGCGCCAGGTAAAGAGTAGCGCAAGATCGATACGCATCTTCTCGCCTTCACTAAACGAGTCGTAGGTAAAATCGTCACGGTGACGTGACAGCAATCTTTCTTCAAAAGATTCATCAAGCTCAAACTTGACAAAGAAGTCCATCATAGCCAGATACTTGTTGACAAGCGAATTGATGATCGGAATATATTGCTTGATGATTCTAGACTTGATACCAGAGTCACGAAGAATGACAGTTGCAACCTCAAGCAATTCTTTCTGCGTCATATGCTCAATTCGCCGATCATTTGTAGCCTTGAGCTTGAGGCGCAGGTCTTCAATACCATCAGTATCAACTACAGCCCTAGGCTTCATGAGGTCAGCAATCTGTCGCTGGAGGGTGCGTATCTCTCGATTGTCAGCAGCAATATCAGTATTGACGTGAGCAATTTGCTTGTTTAGACTTTGTATCTTTTCATTCTGGGTTTTCGCAGTGAGTAGAGTTTCACCCAAAGATGTGATATTACCAGACAGCTTATCAAGTGCCTGCTCTACTTCACCCGCAGTAGTTTTCTTGCTATTGATCTTCTCGACCTTTAGAGCTTCATCAATAGTCTGGCTACAAGTTGGGCAGCTATCATTAGTCTCGTAAAATTCAATCATCTTCAAAGCTTTGCTGCGCTTCTGTGAAAGAGACTTTTCAAGCTCGCGCAGCTTCGTCATCTTCTCGCGCAGCATAACCTCGTCGATCAAATCAACTTTTTCAAGATCAATTTTAGCTTGCAGTGCATCGATCATCGCATTCAGAGTTTCAATTCTCTGATGCAGAGTTTCAATATTGGTTTGAATTCTTTCGATGGTATCAATCTTGACTTGTTCGTCATACTCATCGCGCGACTTCTGAATTCGAATCATTTCTTCAATCGAAGAAATCTCACGATCTATCAATGCCAATTCACTCTTGTTTGTGCTAACCCGATCCTTAAGCAGCGATGACATGGTTGAAAACACGCGAATGTCAAGCAGGTCTTCGATGACTTCGCGCCTGACAGATGTCGGCAGCTGCATGAATGGCACAAATGAAGATGAACCCAGAATCACAATCTGGGTGAATGACTTCATATTCATTCGAAGAATCGTGCGCTCAAGCATTTCTTGCTGATCGCGGCTAGCAGCCAGCTGATCCATCATCTTATCTGATTTGTATATCTCAAAGACAGCAGGCTTAATACCACGACGCACAAGATAGCTTTCGCCAGAAACCTCAAATTCAATCTCGACAACAGTATCACGACCGTTGATCGAATTGATTAGCTGATCCTTCTTAACCTTGCGAAAGGGCTTGCCATACAGACCAAAGCATAGTGCATCAAGTATGGTCGACTTACCAGCACCATTTGAACCGATGACAAGCGTGTTTTGATTTTTGTCAAGCGCGACCTCGGTAAAGACATTCCCTGTGGAGAGGAAATTCTTCCATCGCACCTTTCTAAAATGTATTGCCATGCTAGTCAGCAGACTCCATCATAATTGCTTCACTGTAAAGACCACGCATTAGCTTTTCTAGATTACCCTTATCAACACCAATCTCAAGGGCTTGAATATACTTAGACAGAATCGTTAGAGTATCTTCGGCTTCACTGAGCAAATCATCGTCGCTAATTGAATCCATATTTCTATGATCTTCAACAATCGACACATCTACTGGACCAGTAGAGTATAGCTTGCCCATGAATAGATCGAACAGATAAGGGTTAGTCTTACCCTGAACGATCACCTTGACATACTTACCAGCTACGTCAGGTGCGCTATCAAGAACCTTCTCTGTGCTTTTACCCTCGTCGTCATACCAAACTTTCTTGAAGATAGTATAGGGGTTCTGCACAAATTCAAATTCGCGCGTCTCTGTATCAAAGATATGAAACCCTCTCGGGTCATTACAATCTGACCAAATCATTTCATATGGCGCACCGAGATAATAGATGTTACCCTTTCTCGACATATGATGATAGTGACCCGAGCATACGATATCAAACTTATCAAACGTCGCAGGTTCAAAGCCTTCATGAGAAGGCATACCACGATACATGTCAAAGCCCTTAACTTCAAGATGACCCATGGCAATCTGCGCCTTAGTTGACTTCATAAGGTCTACGCTAGCCTGATAATTCTCTTGATTAATCCAAGGCAGAAACAGCATCTCGCACCCGTCGATAGTCACTTCGGCAGGGTCGGTGTACAGCTTGATGCCATCAATGCTAGCGAATAGCTCGCGCATAGCATTAATATCGTTAGTATTCTTATAGGGAATATCGTGATTACCAACCAGCACATGCACATCATAGCCTTGCAGCCGATTGATAAAACTCTCGCGCATCTTTCGTAGAGTGACGTAAGAAATAAATTTACGTCTATCTACAATATCCCCAAGATGAAGAATTGTTGTAATACCTCTCGCCTTTAGCGCCGGAAAGAAAATCTCATCATAAAATCTGATGAAATAATCAATGAAGTCCGAACTGTCGTTTCGGACGCCAAAGTGAGTATCTGTGATAATAGCAATTTTCATACAGTCATCATATACTATTTGTTACGTCATTGTCAATGGCTTTCTTTCGCTTCTCTTTCTTGCTCTTTCGATTTTCATCGAAGCTGTTCATAAATCTTTCCATTTGCTCTTGCGACCATTCGCCATAGCTAACATCATCGTTGAAGCGAGACCCTGACCTCTTGTCGGACTCTTGCACTTCGCTCGTTTCATCTAGAAGATTTGCTCTCTCGATGGCTACGTACTTTGTGTACAGATACTTCTTTTCTTTTTGAATTCTACGAAGAAAGGCGTAGTAAATGATCTGAGTGAAATACGCGAATGGGTTCTGCGACTTCGATGGGTCGAAGTTATCGATGTATTGCAGACAGTTTTCAATGCCATCTGAAATCATTTCATCTCTGAAAGTGTAATTAGAGAAGTTTGGCCTGTATGCAAGATGAGTCGCAATCTTCATAATGCACTCGCCAACGTATGTGGGTACTCGCGGCTTAGGTCTGCCGGCGAGGCTAGCATCTGCTACAGCTTTGCGATACTCAACCATGGCTGCGTATAAATCTGCGTTTTTTACGTAATGTTTTTTGCTTGACATTTTGCGATCTCCTGGTATAATAGGTCTTGCCGTTTACGGAGTATATTACTTTATAGTCTCTTTGAGCTTAATCGTATGCATCTCATACTTGAACCCTTCTTGATTATACATCTTGATGCGTTCGATCAGATGATTCAGAGTGTAATTTCTTGAAGTCTTAGTTGACATGTCATCAGCGATGTCAAACAGAGTGCAAGAATCTTTTGTGTCACTCTTTCTAAGCCCACGACCGATTGACTGAAGGGTTCTAACCCTACTCTTAGTAGGCGACGCAAAGATCACGTTATGAAGATTACGAATATTGATACCTGTGCTGAATGTGCCATACGATGCAACAATGATATTGTCATCGCCAGTTTCAGCTAGTGTACGAATATTATCACGATCTTCAGCTTCTGTGCCACCATGCACGAAAGAGACTTTCTTGTCAGTAGCTTTGGCGTTGATCATTTCATATAATACTTCGCCGTGTTTTTCTACGAGAGAATAGAGTATAAGTGTGTTACCCTTTAGTGATAAGGCTAGATTTCTAATGAAACGATTGCGCGCATCGCTTGACACTATGCGATCAATTTCATCTTGATATGTTGCTTCACGCGACAGTGCTTGCTCATGCTTAAGCACAAGCACCTTGATCGCAAGGTCTGCGACATGGCCTGCGTCCATAAGATCCTTTGTCTTTACCAGACGCTCAACTTTACCAAACAGCCCTTCAAGCACAAGCTCATTGACTTCTGCACCATCAAGCGTGCCAGTCATACCAAATCGATATTTGGTTGAAGGCATCTTCGTCATGATGTTGACAAGGCTCTTAGCTTTGAAGAGATGTGCTTCGTCGCCGATGACAGTATCAAACTGAGAGAAGAACTCTTCACCCATTTCATAAACAGACTGCCATGTTGATACAGTCACGCCATCAGAAGCGATCTTTTCTTGCCCACCTCTAATGCCGTGAATAGGACCAATGTACCCGTAATCTTGAAAGTCTTTCACCATCTGAATAACCAGAGATACTGTCGGGACCACAATCAGAGTGCGCCCACCAAACCACTGACTGATAAGATACGCAACCATTGACTTACCACTAGCCGTGGGTGAGATAAGAACAGCGCGCTTCATGCGAATGGCTAGAGCTAATGCTCTAATCTGATAGTCTCTAGGTTCTACAGGCAGTTTTAAATCTTTGATAAAGTCTTGTATCTCTATCAGTGAAACACCGTCTTCTGAGATAAGATCATCATCTAATGTGACATCATAACCTTCGTTCTCAAGAAACGATCTAACATTGTGTGCAAGCCCAGCATACATGCTGTAGTTTCTTGAATTGAATAGACGAACTTTACCGTCCCATACTTTACTCTTAAATGCTGGCATAAATTTTGCACCAGGCACTTCAAATGTAAATTTTTCGGATATCTCGCGCGCGACAGATTGGGAGCACTCAAAACGCATGAATGATTCATCAACCTTGCGTATGTGCACCTTTTCCATTATTTCATTCCTACTGTTAGTCGCCGCCAGTCAATTACATTCTTGATCTGAAAGCCTCGATTGTTAATAGACTTCATAATTTCTTCTAGCACCAATACGCATTCTTGATGCATACTAAGTGTGCTTTCAAGCTTGATCATTGTTGGGTCATTTGTGATGCGATCTTCAACATCACCGCGCAAAACGCGCTCCATAAATTGCTCACGACCCAGCTTTGCTAGATCATCTTCTGTAGCTTTGCCAGTATAATATGCTGTCAGCAATCTAGTAAGTGTCTTTTTACTAGCAGTAAATTCACGAACCTTACCTCTCTCTTTTGAGAGTAAAGCAAGATACTTGCCATGCAGCATAGGTACCTTGATGCTCTCAAGGTCCAAATTAAGATCATCCAGCTTGGTGTCACTGGACCACATTTCTAGTATGTCTTGCGTTGTCATCATCTAGCCAACATAACAGGTTTTATCGCAAATGTAAAGAACTAAATGCGTTCTAATGTATATTTTCTATAAGAAAATGTAGCAGTTGCTTCTAGGTAATCAACATCATTTGCCATAGAATTGAATCTAAGTGCAGATAGTGATGTTGGCAATACATCAGAGAAGAATGCATTCAGTCCAGGATTTTTGTGACTTGTCAAAATCGTTAGTGTCGCATCTGATACTAGTGTCTGCATAGTACCAACATTAGCTTGTGTTGATATCGGTGATGATCTTGATAGGTCTCTAGTCTGTTGTAGAGACGTTGGGTGACCAAGACCTTCTAACCAGTTGACCATCTCAATATAGTTTTTCATATCTTCATCAACACGAAATGTAATAGTGAGAGGGTCATATACAAGCTTATCACCAGGGCGTATTAGAGTACCAACTGGTGTGGGTGTATTGATTGGCGTCATGCTAATTGCTGGGATGTCTACCGATTGACAAAAATAATTGACCATCGGTAGACGCCTCAGCGTAAACTTGAACCCTAGTGGCGATAGGTAATTCAAGTTAGTTGGTTGCTCAACCAGTGCGTTCATCGTTGCCCTCCGTGCTACTATTTAGGCACAAAAAACCCCGTGAGATTTCTCCCACGGGGCTCTTGTTACTTAGGCTGTCGCCTGATATTACATCAGGTTGGTTACAGACACGAAGCGGTAGTAGATGTTTGCCTTCGCGTCGCCGAACGAACCGATCGAGCCGTCAGCATTCGTAGTAGCAAACGGGTTAGCCACAAGACCATAACGAGTCTTGAAGCCGATCTTCGGCTGGAAGGTGTCCTGACCGATGGCGCGAACCATCTGGAGCGGAACATACGGGCAGTAGAAGAGACCAGCGTCGAAGGCAGAAGAACCCTTGTAGCCGAGTGTCAGGTACTGTTTGCCAGAAGCAGATGAGAAGTACGGGTCGATATAGACGCGGATGCGACCGTTGATCACGCCGGCAAAGGTGTTGCCTGTGTCATCAACCTGCAGGTTCGCTGAGAGAGCAGGCGTATAGTCAAGCACGCCGGCCATTGACAGAGCAGAAGCAACGTCTGATGAGCAGATCAGAACGTTACCCTTACCGCGACGGGTTGCCTTCGCGATCTGGTTAGCTTCACGCTCGATCTGGAACAGCAGACCCTTAAACTTCTCAACCATCCAGCGGCCGTTTGAGTCAACGTCGAGGTTGAACGTACCAGTTGTCGTCACGTTCTCCTGAGCACCAGCTGTCGCGGTGTAGTTGATTGTACGAACAACTTCGCGGTTGATTTCAGCAAGAATCTCGGCTGACAGAATGTTGGCTAGCTCAGACTCGGCGTCCAGACCATGGATTGCCTTCAGGTCCTGAGCCAGTTCCATGGTGTACTCAGCCTTCAGCGCACGTGACACTGCTGTCACTGCAACCTTCTCGACCGAGAATGCCATCTGCTGGAATGCATTAGTAGAACCGTCGCCCAGTGCTTCTGCACGTGACGTTGACATACCAGTTGAAACGGTGTAGCCAGAAGCGCCAGCCTTTACGCGAGCCGTCGGGTCATTGCCGTCCTGCACGCGACCAGAAGCCGTGTTAGCAACAACAAAGCGAGAAGCTGTGTTACCACCAGCAGAGGCAGAGAACGTTGTATTGGCCTCGTTGAACAGAGCCTCTGTACCCGTCTGCGACTCATAACGTGAGCGCAGAGCGAAGATCAGGCCTGTAGGACCAGTCATCGGCTGAACGCCGCAGATGTCATAGGCGATCAGGTTTGGCATCGAGCGACGAACCAGTGAGATAAGCACCGGGTCGAAGATGTCGATGTTGCCGGCGCTGGCAACTGAAGAAGAAGCGCCCATGGCGTTAGCAGGAGCCGCTTCACCAAGTAGTGAAGGTGAGCGATACCCGCCTGAACCAATTGCCTGCTGACGTGAGTCATGCTCCTGGTTCTCAAGCAGCTGCGCTAGAACTGCGCGACGATGAGAGTCCTTAATTGAGGGGAGGTCACCGTGATCGATGACGGCTCCCCACTTCTGCATTAGTGCTTCAGTATTCATAGTAGTTACCTTTCCCTCCTTAGGAATAATTATTACTATTTAGTTATTTATGCCTTTTTGACGGTACGTGAGATTGCCGCAACATACTGAGCCATTGGACCAGTTGCCTTGTCATCTGTATTGTCAATCGGGTCGCTGTCAAGCACACCCTCATTGAGAACTGACTTTACAGCAGCCTTACGGCCTGACGGGAAGTAACCTTCCTTAAGGTCTGAGAGCTTACCAGCAAAAGTCTCAACGTCATCAAAATCAACTGACTCGGCAAGCTTACGAAGCTTGTCAGCTTGCACTTCAGTTAGGCCATCAGTGGCCTCGGAGATTAAAGCACCACGAATAAGCTGTTCATTCTCAGCGCGAAGCTCGACTGAGGTTTCAATTTCGTTGTTTAGAGCAGCGGTCAGCTCCTCAACCTTAGCAGCTAGATCCTCAACCACATCTTCCTTGCCCTCAGGCACATCGATGTAATGCTCGGCAAACAGATTGCGCAGACCCGTCATGAATGAATCAACGATCTCTGAGCGCAGGCCAGTCTCAACGGCCAGACGATTCTCGTCCATCCACTGCTCAACAACGTGGTCGAGGTAAGAATCAAGCTCCTCAACAATACCAGCTACCTGAGTCTCAACTGCCTCAGCAATCTCGGCCTCATGAATAGCAGCCATCTCTTCCAGCTTCTCGTTGATCTTCGTCACGAGGGCTGTCTCAAAAATGTCAGACACCTTTGTCTTGAACTCTTCAGAAACGTCTGCGCCCTCAAAGATTGCGCGAACGTCATCGGCTACATTTAGGTCTTCTGATGTAACGCGCGGCGGCTGAGCAATCTTTGAGTTACCCTGCATTGGGTACTCA